GATTCAGAACCAACTCCTCGTCAAATCAAGTTTCAGCGATTATCAAAGATCTGCAGCAACTGGAACAGTCACATGGACACAGAGCTGCACTTGGACCACAGTTGCAAACGTGCAAGAGTTCCTCGGGATCGCGTCGGCCACGGCAAATGACACCGCGTTCTTGACGACCTGCGTTGCAGCTGCGAACGCTTGGTGTTTCAAGCGTCGCGTGCAGGCTGGTTACCACGACAGTCTCACCACTGTCCCTGATGGCTCCGTGCTTTGCTGTTAACGAGATCGCTGCAGGCTGGCTGCAGCAGACCGACGCATCCGAACCGATGTCCGCCGAAGATCTGAGTGAACTCGCAGCTGCTTGGCGTAACGCTCGCCAAGTCGGAGCCATCGGCGCACTTAACAGCGTCGTCACTTTCAAAGAGTTTTCCAGTGACCCGAACAAACTACAACTGATTGAGTCGCGTCAATTCCAGTCGCTAGAACTGTCTCGCGCCACTGGCATCCCTGCATACCTACTCGGGATCGGCGTGCAGGGCTACACCTATCAGAACGCCCAACAAGCACGACAGGACCTCTACCTGTTCGGCGCGAAACAATATTTGGATTGCATTGAACAAACACTGTCCATGCAACCCATCCTGCCAAAAAACCGATTCGTCGAATTTGATGTTGACGACTACCTCGCAGAGAACTCGCTGTCCGATGTTGAACGCGAACCGTCAGCAGAAGAACGCGCACCAATGGAGACCCCAGCATGATTCGTTTTACCGCCGATCTACCCACACTTGATTTCGCAAAGTCGGAGCAAGACGCACCTGCGTCAATCTCTGGTATCGCTGTCCCGTGGGCACCGACTACCGCAGTAGTGAGTGGTGGACAGAAAGTGGCGTTTGCTCGTGGTGCTTTTGATGTCAATCAGAAGAACGCGAAGCTCATAGAAGGGCATGACCTTTCGCAGTTGCGTGGCACCGTGAACGCCTTGGCCGACATGGAAGAGGGCCTCGGCTTTACCGCGACATTCGCCCGCACCCGTGCTTCAGCCGATGCAGTAGAACTCGTGAAGGCTGGCGCATACGACGCCGTGTCCGTAGGTGCAGAAGTGATTGAATCGCACTACGACAAAGAGCTCAAAGCAACAGTGGTGACTAAGGCTTCGCTCATGGAGTTGTCTTTGGTCGCCATTCCAGCGTTCAAGGACGCGTTGATTACAAGCATCGCTGCCTCCGCTGAGGAGACAGAACCCGACGAAACCCCAACAGAAACAAACCCAACACCATCCGAGGAGGATGCAATGTCAGAACCCACAACCGTTGAAGCCGCTGTCGCGACTCAACCCATCTACGCAACCGCCAAGCGCGAATTCAAGTTGCCGTCACCTGCCGAATACATGGCTACCTTCCTTCGTGGTGGTGCCGACTTCGCACAGATGAACGAGAACATTCGTGCAGCTGCACCGTCAGCTCCTTACATTGATACGGAATCGAATCCGGGCAGTTTGCCCGAGATCATCGTTCAGCCCGCCTACAATAATTTTCGCGGTCTGCGCCCTGTGATTGATGCCATCGGGACAAAATCGATGCCCACTGGTGGACAAATCTTCGTACGTCCTTCGGTCACGACCCATGTTTCGCAGGGTGTGCAATCGGCACAGAACGCAGCACTCACCGCTGGCACCTTGGCTGTCACTCGCAACACCGTCACCAAGAACACCTACGGTGGATACGTCACCATCTCCGAACAAGATTTGGACTGGACCGACCCGAACATTCTCCAACTCGTCCTTGACGACATGGGTCGCGTGTACGCCAACACGACCGACAATGTCGCAGCAGACGCATTGCTCGCAGGATGCTCACAGTCCGCAGTGCTCACCGATCCGACCAGCCCTGCTGAATGGATCAGCGACATCTACGACGCATCGTCCACCATCTTGACGAACTCGAATGGCAACCTCCCCACCCACCTGTTCCTCAGCCCAAATATGTGGGCCGCTGCAGGCAAGTTGGTTGACACCACTGGTCGCCCGTTGTTCAGCAATGTTGGACCAATGAACGCATACGGTTCACAGTCGCCAGCAACAACCGACGGCATCGTCGCTTTCGGATTGCGCGTCGTCGTTGACCGCAACTTCGCAGCCGACACCTGCATCGTCGGTGACGCATCAGGATTTGAAATCTTTGAATCCATGCGGGGCGCAATCAGCATCGATGTTCCGAGCACCTTGTCACGCACCATCGCATGGCGCGGCTACCTCGCAACCTTGATGATTGACGCAACCAAGTTCGTCAAGTTGACCTGAGCAAACTAAGAAACTGAAGGGAACTGGATCATGGCCGTATTCACTGTCACTCACGCTCAGCGTGTAGACAACTACGCCGTGATTCAGACCCTTGAGTCAACCGACATCACAGTCGGACAGACGATCGTAGTAGCAGGAGTAGGAAACGATTTTGATGCGACATATATCGTTCAAGCGATTCCTACTTACTATTTCGTTGGTGTTGATACTCAAGGCGATTTTGAATACAACTACGAAATCACGATTCAGAACCAACTCCTCGTCAAATCAAGTTTCAGCGATTATCAAAGATCTGCAGCAACTGGAACAGTCACATGGACACAGAGCTGCACTTGGACCACAGTTGCAAACGTGCAAGAGTTC